ATCTCCTTAACATATATGTTGTTTATCTATTTATATAGTAACTTGTGGTCTTATTGAAATAATTCCTTCAATTACTCTTGTTACGTCTCCTGATGAGGTTTGAGTAATTTCTACATCAAAAACGTAACGTGCTGGGGCATCCAAAGCTGCTGTTTGTGTAGGTGTTAGTGATAAAGTCACTACACCAGTTGTAGGATCGCCACCAATCGAAGTTGTCATGGCTGTTCTAGTTCTTGTAGAATTATATCCTAATGCCATTTTTGCAGCTGCTGAATAGCCAGTTAAATTAAAACCTGTTCCGTCAGCATTTTTAACTGTTACTGCTGAACTAAAGGATGCTCCTTGATCTATATTTAAATTTGCTATTGCCGCCATGCTATTATTTATACAACTAAATACACCTAAATAATATAGAATAGGAGAATTAAATGATAAACATTCAATTAAAATATACCAATATCATTAATCCTGACAAGACATATGAGGATGTTGCTGAATTTTTTGAAAACAGTAATGCCGGTATAGATGATGAGGAAGCATTAAATAATCATATAAGCAATGATAGACTTTATGAATTCTCAAATGATAAGACTTTACTAGATGATAAAAAATCTGTTATGATTACAAGAACATTTACTAATGAAGATACGGCAAATAAATGGCTTGAAGAAAGAAAGAAATTACCTACAATAGATAAGAATTTAAAAGAAGAGGTTATCTAATCTTTGTTTAAATATTGTAAGAAATATAGTTTGTCATGGCCGAAAAGTGAGATTGTCAAGTCTTGTTTAGAGGCAGAATATCATAGAGGTGTTGACCGTCATGGTATACAATGGCCAGTGGATGAAGCACCGGTGCCTACAAACTCATGGAGTGAGGCATTAAGTAATATCACACAATCTCCAATCAGCAGTATGAAATTTTCCAAAGTACATTATGGCGGTCTACCTGTTCATAGAGACCATAGTAAATTATGTTCATTGAACTTTCCACTTGTAGGTGATTTTAGTAATAGCTCAATAATATTTGTTGACGATTTTAATGAACCTCTTGAAGAATATGACGGTGAAGAAGTTTACCTAATAAACACCAGACAACTTCACGGTGTTAAAAATAAAACAGATAAAGATAGAATTACACTTACAATAGGATTTGATAGACCATTTGAAACTATCAAAAGGACGCTTGACATTACAGTCAAAAAACTATATAATACGACTTACTAAATATGAATATTCATTATTAAAGGAGAACTGAATGAAAAAATATATAATCGCATGTATGATGTTTCTATTTGCAAATACATCATATGCAGGAAACACTACAGTAGTAAACGCTGGTAGTGATTCGGGTGCTTTTCACCAAATACTAACAATGATGTCGGAGAAATTAGATAACTCTAGTTTTATCCAGGCAAACAATCCTGTAGTAGCAGGAACACACTTTGACAAAGGTAATGTTCTTACTCTATGGTCTACAGAATGGCCAGGAGATTCATCTCTTCCGTCTGTGACTATGGATAAAAATACTATTGTAGGCGTTACAGCATACGAAACAATACTTTGTAGTCGTACTTACAATTCATTATCAGACATGAATGGTAAAAACATTAAAATTGCCACATGGGGTAAATCACCAGCTGTTGAAAAGTTTTTAAGTGACTTATCAAAGTCTAATAACTTTACATTTGAAATTATACCTTATGATGGTAGTGGTGCCACTACTAGAGGTTATCTAGGTAAAGACGCTGATACTATCTTTACAATTCAAACTAAACAAGCTAAAGTAGAAGCTGACGGCAATTGTTTTGCGTTTAGTTCTAAAGGTGAATTAGATTTTGCATTTGTTGATGTTATTGTAACAGTAGGTGCTGAAAACGGAACTGTTGAAGAGTTAAGAAGTGTCTTAACAGACTTGACTACAACTGAAGCATGGCAAACTGCCTTTGCTGGTTCAGCAACTTATGTAATGAATAATGATAATGCAACTTCACTTGTAAATAAAGTTGAAGCTGCTGTTGCTTTAAATAGTAACTAAAAATATTCAATACAATTTTGTAACTCGGTGTTAACGAACTGAAACTTCCTTTCCATTTCAGCTTCGTTAGCACCAGTTATTAAAAAAGAAATTCTAGGCACCTTTTCAATAGTAATATGTGTAAACTCTGGTATAGTTTCGCCTGGTCTTAATCTATCATTATTAGTCTTACAAAAATAACTTTTTAAGTGTCTAATATCTTTTACAGATTTTATTTTACCTGGTTTTAATTTAGAGGCGACCCAATATATCTGTCTATCATACGAAACTGGTTCATCATTTAATATCTTTGACACTATCTTATTTTTATGTACATCATCCATTTGTTGTAAACCTTGACCTAATCTAGGATTACAATCTATATACTTTATAGTATTGTCCCATTTGTAAAAGTCTGGTCCTGAAAAAAACATATTCTTTAGATTTAAACTCGTAATAACTTTACTAAAGAAGTTGTTAGCAGTTTCTATAACATCTGTAGGTACATCTTTCTCATCAAAACTCATCCATTCGGCATTCTTTGATTCATAAGAATACTCATCAATTTTATTATACCCAACCTTACCTCTAACCCATAGTACAATCTTAAACTTACCTTTATCATTTACATAACCATATGGTCCCCATAAAATAGAATGGTCTGGTAATTGTTCTTGAGCCATGTAATAATTTTTACGATTATTAAACTCACCATCTAATTTACCTTTTTTATTATCATCAAAAAATGATGTGCCAGCATGTAATAAAAATTCTTTCTTATTTCTAAACGATAGATAATTTAATCCACCTGGTTTTGCACCTGAACCAATGATTGGTTTTATTATGAAAGGTGTATTTTCAAATACATCTAGGTCTGTGTCGTTAGTAGGAATGATACTATGTGGTACAATACTGCCAAGACCTAACTGATATTTACAATGACTATCCATCTTTGACTTATCTGATAATATGTCAGCAGCCTTTTGAGATATGTTATTTAATCCCCATGACTTCTCTAATTTTGCATGTAGTGGTAATAAACTTTCTGATACTGTATAAATTCTATCATATGGACCTACAATATCATCAAAGTTTTCCGTAACAACATCTACATCATGGCCGTTAATCTTCAATGCTCTTTCAAGACATGACCATTTGTTCTTCGCTCTTGGATATCCTAATATTAAATAATTCATTAATATATCACCATCACTCTCATCAAATTATCCCAAAACAAATCTGTTAAGAAATAACCATACAGTATAGGAAAAGTATCAAACTTTCTTAATGCATAACCTATAAGACCTAACACTAATAAACATATGATAAGCCATTCTTGTACAGGATAAATGTTTATACTCATAATACATATGAATGATACAATAGAAATGATTAATGTATTTTTATGTTTCTTATATAATTGTGCCAGTTGACCTAGTATGTTAAAACAACCCCATGATAATACTACACATATAATTAAGACAATAGGTATGAAATACAGAATATCTGTAAAATAACTCATAGTATCTACACTAAAGATAAAACCTTTTGTAACAATCAAGTAAAAAATTAATACTTCACTACCTACGATTGGTATGCCTAATATGATTAGAGGTAATAGTGAACTTAACGCACCACTATTATTGGCTGCCTCAGAAGCTGCTATCTTATTTAAATCTTTTTTAAAAAAGTTAGCACTTAGATAACTGCCTAATATATTCGTTACACCTGGTATAAGACCACACCAAAATCCTACAAAACTTCCTATACCTGTAGATGTTATTGTGCTTGGGTCATAACCAAATTTATTAATCTTCTTTTGTTCTCCCATTTCAACATCTCTAAACTTTAATAATTCTGGTAGAATGTACAGACAAATCATTACAGCACTAAAAGGAATACCTAGTGTTAAGTAATCTATGCCAAATGTTCCCCATGTTTCAAAGGTCGTATTATTAAAACCTATCTTTGCTAACACACCACCAAATAAAAAAAGAGATACAGTTTTCCATATCTTTTGTTTTGATAATAATGTTAAGAAGAGTATTGCTGTACATATAATACCTAGTTGTAAGGTACTATTGTAAAATTTAAATACATTGTATATACTAGGTAGAAATAATAAGAATAAGATGATTGCAAATACAGAACCTATCGTACTTGATATTGCATTATTACTAACAGCTAAATGTCCTTTACCTTTTAAGAATAACTTGTGACCATATCTAGCAGTTGTTACGGCAGCTGCGTCACCTGGTATACCATACAGAATACCTGTCACAGAATTTGTATAGTTTGTTGTGATAAGAAGTGAAATATAAAAGAGTAATATATTAAATGGGTCTAAAATTTGTAGTAAAGGATATAATGTTGCGATTGCAAGAAAAGGACCTGCGCCTGGTATTACACCAAAAAGTACACCTGATAAAACTCCTAATATACACCATAATATAGAAAGCATTATTTTACCTTGCCATATTCCAACATTTTCTGAAATAAGTTTTTATCAAACTTTAAACACATAACTAATAAAATTATTCCGTCTTTAAATGAAAATACGCTATGTCTTTTATTACCATTAAAGTACCATAGTGTGCCTTGATTACCTTTGATAACTCTGTCATCATAAATCCACTTAAAATCATATTCATTACATTTGACAAAACCTATCATTCTAACTTCATCATAACCATAGTCTTCTTTATTGATATCAAAATGTTCAGGAAAAAAACTACCTCTGTCCATTCGTAAGAAGTGACAACGACCTAACCAAGGTTTCCATGGCTCTAATATTGCTTGTAATGTAGGACAATTTTTATATACATCCGTAGGTACATTTATATCGTGGTTGTGTATTTGTTCACCTGTTTGTATCTCCCAATCTCTTAAACTTGTCAAATCAGGAATGCCATGAAGACCACCATCAATACTAGTTACACTCAACCCAAAACGATTGTTTGGTTTTTTAGGATTATATTTTTTCCAATCATTCTCGAAAGGTTTTAATTCTTTTAATAGTTTGTCTTTCTTAAAACCTGGATTTAATTCAATCCAATCAGACATTGTATTTAAGCGTAATAGTGCTTTATCATCATCATTCATTATACTATCCTTGTAAGAAGTAATCACTATACCAACCAGACCAACCTTTTTCCTGTAGATGGTGCATTTGACCTAATGTACATATACTACCGATTGGTGGTCTTAAATAGATGTAATCTTTTATTGACGGACATACTCTATCATATGTTTTATATTTAATATTTTTATAATACCATTCATCACTTCCTCTTGTGTATGTTTTTATATAATAATCATCATTTTTTTTAAATTTATCCCATATATAAGATACATCTCCTGTCCACGATACAATAGATGAGTTTAAAGGTGTATGAGCAGGTTCTCTCCACCAGGTATCATCTAATAATGTAAAATTTTTTCTAATCAAATCAGGTAATTTATCATGTATTATCATATCTAAATCAAAATATAAGTTTTTACCATCTCTAAACTTATCGTACATTTGAAATTTATTAAACCAATTACCGTATAAATCATCTTCAATAACTTCAAAACTATCATACTTTAGACCAGAGTATTCATCTATCATATGTTTTAAATTATCAATATGCCATTGAGTGAATTTATTACCAAATCTACAACAAATAATTCTCATTTAATTTCAATTACTTTAATTATCTTTTTTCTTATAGTATTAATTTTAATATTTGCATTTGCCGGTATCTCATGCCAATCACCATTAGGGCATTGCATTTTTTCACCTGCATGTTTTGTAATATCTACAATCTTAATTTTTCTAAATGGTTTGCCATTTTTATTTTTTTCTAATGTTAAATCTGTGGCTAAATTACTTCCGTTACCTGCACCAATAGCTAATTCAGTTTGGTCTGATTCATATCTTTCTACACCCTCTTTTGGAAAACCAATACCAATACCGTAAGTTATTTTCTTTTCGCCTTTTTTAACTTCTTCTAATATGTCTAATTTCTTTTCCCAAAATTTATCACCATTTATATCGTTATGACTTTTATTACATCCAGTAGATAGGCCTATTTTTCCTGCAGCCCTCATAACTAAACCCATTGCAATGCCTATACTTACATATGCATTTTCCCAACGTGCCGCCGTATAGTTTTCTTTTAAAGTGCCATCTGCGTTGCAATTTAATTGAGTGTCTGGTTCTTTTGCTACAA